GCTGGAAGCAGAGCGAATAATCTCTCCCATACGGAGCCAGTTAGAAGGCTTGAGTGGGGACTTTCCTGACGCAGCAGACCGTTGGGTTAAGAATAGAGAATCGCACATCAAATATGAACGTAAAATGAGTTCATAGCCCTCCACAATACTATAAGGTACGGAGTTTAATAATGGCTAAAATTATAGATCAAGAGCGTCAAGAAACAGTTGAAGAGACTACTCAAGAACCTGTACAGGAAGAGCTTACATTGGATCAGGCAGTTGTTAGTGAGGAACCACAACAACCACAACCTGAACAAGCTGAAGAACTTCCTGAAAAGTACAAAAATAAATCTGCACAGGAACTTGTCCAAATGCACCAAGAAGCTGAAAAGCTTTTGGGCAGACAAAGTTCTGAAGTGGGTGAATTACGCAAGGTAGTTGACGACTACATCCAGACACAACTCACAAAGGAAACAGCACCGACTCAAACAGTCGAAGAGGATGTAGATTTTTTTACTGACCCTGAAAAGGCAGTACAGAAAGCAATAGAGAATCATCCTAAGATTAAAGAAGCTGAAAACATTAATCAGGAATACAGGAAGACAACGGCTTTAAATCAATTAAAGACTCGTCATCCGGACATGGAGCAAATACTCCAAGATCCAAAGTTTGCTGAATGGATTAAAGCTTCCAATATTAGGACTCAGTTGTTTGTCTCAGCGGACAAAGAGTATAACCATGAAGCTGCTGATGAGCTTTTTACTTTGTACAAAGAACGTCAGGAAGCGGTTACTCAGACTGCTGTGGCAGAGAAGCAGGACAGAAAACAGGCAATTAAGAGTGCTAGTACAGGCTCTGCCAGAGGTTCTTCCGAAGCTTCCCCAAAGAAAATTTACAGACGACAAGACATTATTAGACTTATGAAAAACGACCCTGATCGTTATGCGTCTTTGTCGCAGGAGATACTAAAGGCGTATGAAGAAAAGAGGGTCAGATAATAGTACTTAGGAGGTACTAACAATGACTGATTCAACATATCCTGCCACTGGTGGTTTTGTAGACAACACCAGCGCAGCAACCTTTATACCAGAAATATGGAGTGATGAAATTATCGCTGCATATCAGAAGAACCTAGTTCTTGCTCCTCTGGTTAAAAAAATGTCTATGACAGGTAAGAAAGGCGACACAATCCATGTGCCTAAGCCTGTTCGTGGTGACGCTCACGTAAAATCTGAGAACACCGCAGTAACCGTTCAAAATGCAAGTGAATCTGAAGTTCAGGTTTCAATTAACAAGCATTATGAATACTCACGTCTTATTGAAGACATTACTGACGTACAGGCTCTGTCCTCCCTACGTCAATTCTACACGGAAGACGCTGGTTACGCAC